AAAAAATAAGAAAAAATGTAAAATCAATAGTAGGAATTTCACCTACGATGGTCTTACTTTTTCATCTTCCTTGTTTTTACTTGAAGATGTGAAAGACGAAATTTGCGTAACTTGTGAAAAACATAATGGTCGCTCTTGGGTTTCTATCCAAGTTTGAGTTAATTTCATTATGTTTATAGTGTCGGCTTTCAAGTCCGGCTTGGTTGGGTGCGGGATAACATCATTTGTGGTGTTTTCTCAGGTATTTCGACGGTCAAACGGCGTTTTTTTCGATGTTTTTCTTCGCTTGTTCAGTTCGTTATCTTTTATGGTAAACGCGTTTATCATAGTATGGTGGTGTTTCCTCAGGGTTTTTGATGGTCAAACGGCGGGTTTTCGATAGATTTTTTAAAACCTCTACCATAGGGGTTGTTGTTAAAGGGGGTTTTTTTAATAATGAAAGTAATAGTTTTATCATTTTCTTCTTTCATGGAATAATCAATACCCGCATTTTCAAAAATTTTGCGAACATCATACTCGGATGGTGATGGTGGTGTTTTCTCAGGTATTTCGACGGTCAAACGGCGTGTTTTTCGATGGTTTTCTTCGCTGGATTGTTCAGTTCGTTCTCTTTCTTTGATGGTCAAACTGCGTGTTTTTTTTTCTTTGCTGGATGATTTCTTCGCTGATTCAGTTCGTTTTCTTTTAGGTTGGACTTCCATATATATATATATATATTAAATATATAAATGAGTGATAGAACCGATAGAGCTACCCCGCCAATAATTCCGGACAATACCTAAACCCAAATAACCCGGATGAACTGGACAAAATACGATTTTTCACCGGGAACAATAGCATCATAGAAATTGAACAAATATTCAAAATTATTCAACTCCCGTTTATCATGCAATAAACGGGAATGACACGTTCAAAAAAGAAATGGGCAAATTATTGAAAGTCGCATCATTGTCGTTGCCGTTTCAAAAAGCAATTGTACCGGTTGTTGTGAATATCGTGTCTTTTTTAGTGAATTTATCACCAAACAACAATAAATTGATTGAGTTCATTGAAAAATACCAAATCAAGCAACAGAGATTCAATCAAAAATGTAATACTCCAGATATTGTGGATAATCAACATTTTATAGACGGGAATGGTGTAAAGAATCAAGTGAAATGATTGTTGGTTTGTTCATGGACATTTGGTTGCCGACACGTAAAAGACATAGTTCCACGAAACGTAAATCAACACGTCGTTCCAAAAAGCGCAGTAAAAAACAATAAAAAATAAAACAAACAAAGAATATATGTTTGAGGACAGGAAAAATTTTTATGAAATTTTAGGTGTTCCAAAAACAGCTACGCCGACAGAAATCAAACAGGCCTACCGACAATTGTCATTCAAATTTCATCCCGACCGGAACAAGGACCCCCATGCACAATCCATCTTTCAAAGTATTGGTGAAGCGTATGAAACATTAAGCGACCCCTCGAAAAGACGCCACTACGACAAAGAATTGGTATTTGGCGAAGGAATGATGGGAAACGGAGGAATATTCATGGGGGGGGACGAAATCAACATAAATGAAATGCTGAATATGATGTTTCACGGGGCAACAATGGGTGGTGGTCCTATAGGAAGAATGCCCGGCATTCACGTGTTTGAAATGAATTCCACCGCATCGTATTTGACTCCTCTCGTCAAACCCATTGCCTTAACTTTGGAACAATGTTATTCCGGGTGCACCATACCGGTTGAACTCGAGAGAACAATTACACATCACGAATTGGAAATCCCACGCATTGAAAAGGAAACCATATACATTGACGTCCCTCCGGGTATCGACAACAACGAAAGTATCATCATAGAACATAAGGGAAACATTGTATGCGGGAAACGCGGAGAATTGAAAATTGTAGTGCAAATCTTACCCCATGCTTATTTTCATCGTTCCGGTTTGGATATCATGTTCAAAACCAACATTTCCTTGAAAGAGGCACTCTTGGGAACCACCATCAGTTTCCAGCATTTGAATGGTAAGTTGTACAATATAACATCAACCCCCGAAATCATTTATCCCGGCATGAAAAAACAAATCAGTGGTCTAGGTATGAAGCGACCTGGTAGCAACAATGTAGGCAATCTTTGGTTTGAATTTTGTATAGTGTTTCCTCATTCGTTGACGGATTCACAGAGAGAAGCGTTGCAACAATGCTTGTAATTCATTGTTTTATCCAATGATTTCCAAATCTGTCAATTTCCAAAATTCGCCACTACTATCCGGAAACGGACGCCAAATGATGAACGGCAATACTTTTTGTTCAAATTCTTCAGTGGCAATCATTTTTTCTGTCATGTTGGGTTCGAACGGAATCAACGGTTCAGCGCCATGTTCCAATTGCTGGGCACGAACACCTATAATATGTGTTCTTTCGTATTTTCGTACAAATGGTTCCGTGCGATGAAATGGGTCGTCAATGACGCCTGCCTCGTTTTTTTGCAACACGGTCAAACGTTGGATTTCGTCGTGGGAAGGCATTTTCAATTGAGGATGAAAGGACGATACAAAATCATCGCGTGTTTGTGTGTCGATTTTTTGAAAAAAATCTTCGTCCCCGTAATCTGTTTCAAAATCGCTGGTGTCGTCGTTTGGGTCTTCCGGTTGCCGTGTTGGCTCGGCATTGAATATTTGTTTCGCAATTTTGTCGTCGTCGTCAACGTCGACGTCATCCTCGAGTTCGTTGGTATTGGTATTGTCTGTGTAATAATCTTCTTCCTCTCCTTCGAATTCCTCCATGTTGAACATTATATATAGAATGGACGATTATATTAATTCTCTATATAATGTTTATTTATTTCAATTTTTAACCGGTCAAATCATGGCTTCCAACATGGTCTTGTTTCGGTGGCAATTGGGGCACAATGCTTGAAGATTGTCGATTTCATTGGAACCCCCATATTGCAAACGAACAATATGGTCCACTTCAAATGTGGCCGGTAAAATGTCCTGGCATTTTTTGCATTTCCATTCCTGTTGTGAAGCCACGTATTTTTTTTTGCTGTCGGAAACAGAACGTTTTCCCATGTTTGTATGTTTTTCCGTGGATTTGCTCGTAAAATCCAAAACGGGGTCCATCCACAGTTTGACATTTTTATCAACGGGTAAATGTTTGATGTATTCGTGAGTGGTAAGAATCATATCTTTGGTGTTTTCTGGGTTTCGTTTCAGAATCCAACATAGAAACAAAAATCCCACGGCAACGCCGGCCATTTGATAATATTTTTTATAAGTGAGCAACAGTTTGAGATACTTGCCGTCCGTATAAATATGCGCAATCCAAACCGCGGCAATCAAAAACAATACGATTTCCAACCGCATTTTTCTATATTATTGTTTCAGGTTTTTAATTGACAAAAAAGGGATAAACATTACAACCCAATACAAAAAAATGGATTTAGAAACCATTGCCAATATTATTTCCAGAATGGAAAAAACCAATCACATTGAAATTTTACAGATTATTAGTAAATACCCGTCCATTCCTTTGAATCCCAAATCCGATGGGTTTCGATTTCGCTTGGACCTGTTTCCCCGAGAAGCAATCGACGAGATTGAAAAATACATCGAATATGTACAACAACAAGAAACTGCGTTGAACGTTATAGAAACACAAAAGGAGGAAATCAAACGAGATTTTTTCGACAAACCCAATGCTTGAGGGGGGGAGGTCATTCCAACGATGAAATCAGCATTTTTTTTTCGGGAGAATCACAGTGGCCGTTGACTCGCATCAACAATTCCATCAATACGACGAGAACCTTGGTTTCCGCCAATGGATTGGCTGGTTTTACATTGTAGACGTGGAACAAATAAGAATCAAACATTTCCAGAATTGCCGATTGTGAATAATCGTTGAATAAATACACACCTTTGGCTTTGATGTTCTTTGTAGCGATTACTTTGAACACCATATCGTTGCGGTTTTGCGCGTGACCAATGTAACCTACGGGATGGGTTTCCACGGTGGAAGGAAGCCAAGCCGATTGGCGTTTGGTCATGTCCGAGTCTTGGAGGAAGGATTGTTTGGTTGATTCCAGCCATTCGTTTTTTTTGTTTTTCACGAGAAAATGGAATTCTCGTTGGTCCTTGTCGTACAACACAAGCCATTTGTTGTTGATTGTGTTTTGCTGAATATATTGTTCGATGTCCTTGCTCCATTCTAGATGGTGGTGGTCTCGTGCAATCTCCTTTTTCACGGCTATGGACGATTCATCCAAATAATGGTGAATCAACGCTTTTTGTATTTGTTTCTCAGGTACTTGAAGGAACGTGCGGGCGAGGTGGCACGCTTCTCTCAAATAGGATATCCATTCTTTGTCCTTGGGTTGTTCAACCGACTTGGTTTCGTCGTCTTCGGAGGCTTCCGTCAACAATGTCTGGAGTTCATCTATAATGTTGGGGAGAGTGGCCTGAGACATACGACTGCTGCGTGGCGATTTGTACAAGAATACTTCGTCTCGCGTGAAACCGCGTGGAAATTGTCGTTCGTATAGAGTGGCACGTTCGTTGGGCAATTCCAACGGTTGAAATACTATGTATTTTTTGTCCGTGGGGGATTCTTGGCGAATCAACAAGCGACCTTGTCTTCCATAAACATCATAGAGATATTCCACGGTATCGTCCGCCAACGTTTGTAGCGCATACTCAATTTCTTCTCGGGGAGCGCCGAATCGTTGTATGATTTGCGAAACTGTATAGACCACAATGTCTTGACTACGAAACAAGTTGCGCAATCGTTCCATCCATTTGGCCGCATTGAATTTCAAATAACTTGAATTGTAGGTTTCGGCATGAGGTTCCAATGGTCGATTGCTGATGCATTGATAATCGCAACGCTCCATGTAGTCGCACATGCCGCTGTAAGGTTGGTCGCCGATGGCATACGTAATTGTTTGTTGCTCGTTGGACAGCAACAACTGTACATTTTGGTTCATGTTTTCTCTACTCATGTCATGTTGTATGGTGTTGAGTCGACAATCCACTGAAATTTCTTTGAGAATGCGATTCACTTTGCCGATTTGTATGGCCTTTTTCTCGGCATAACGATACAAATACAGGTCGGCCGTTTCTCGGGATGCATGATGGGCGGGATACACGGCGGCATGCATGTAGATTTCCACGTTCCTTTGTGCAAAGGGCAAGGAACAATGACTGCCGTTTCGAACACCGCGCCCAATGATTTGTTCGAGACGATTCATGGTGTACCAAGGATTCAAAATATGAATTTGACGAATGAATTTGAAATCCAGACCTTCGGACCCAGCGGTTGAAATGAGAATCACTTTGACATTGTCGCCGTTTTTGTTCTCGGTGCGAGAGAGGAGTTTGACATCTTCGGCGTTGTTGGGTGACAAGGAAGACACTCCCGTAATCATAGTGTACGACATTCCTGGACGTTTTTTTTTCGAGCTCCATAAATTGGGTCGTTTGAATCTTTGAAATCCTCGTTCTTCCAAGGCGAGGGCTAGCGGTACAATGCCCCCCCATATGTATTCCGCAAAAATCAAAATCACTCCAGACGATTTGTCGACAATGTTGAGTATGGTGTTCATTTTGGTGCTGTATTCACCGATTTGTTCCGGTTTGAAAATATGTGGGACATTTTTTTTGTATTCGAATTGCAGTTGTTTGTCTTTGTTTTCACTAATGTTGACAATTTGTTTCAGTCCTTCTTCTCCCAAATTCACTGTCTCACCAGGAAACACGATATCCATGGCTTGCGACAATTGTTGCAAGTTTTTGTATCCCCATTTTTTCTCACCTTCTATGGAGATTTCCGTGGGTTCTTCGTCATTGTCGTGTTTGGGAAGACTCTCCGTCTCCAGCATAGATTGTAGATAATCGTCGTAGGCGCGATGTTGAAAATTTGAGAGAACACTGGTTCTCACATCGGTATGTAATATTTTAGTGTTTTTATTTTTCTGGTTGTGTGGTTCGCCATGAATTTGTTTCGTTGGATAAGTCATGTTCAGTATGGAAAACGAGGATTGATTCGGGATTTGGCGAGGATAAACACGAAAGGGAAAGTAATATGGATTCTCGCCGCGAACGAATGAAATGTAACCCGTCAAATTGTCAATGAGGACCTGTTTATTTATGTCACCCGTCTTTGAATCAAAGACTTGTCCTTGAGTTATGTTGGTGCGCCGGTCATTGGTCAACAGTAAATTCGCCAAGGAAATGATTTCTCGCGGGGAATTGTATACGGGCGTGGCCGACAACAGTATCAACCGCATATTCGTGGCAACTTGAACCACGTAGGTTAGTAAATTGATTATTTTTCCCGAATTGTTGTTTTCATTGATGGTTCGTATATTGTGGACTTCGTCGATAATGACCAAACGATTGTCGAATTCGTGATGTATTCTATTTTCTATGGTGCGTTTTTTGTCTCCAATTTCTGGCTCTTTCAACAATTCGGCGATTAAATTCGCCAATTCCAAGTAACCGCGAAAATCATAATAGCGATGTATGAGGTGTTTCATTTTCTGCGAAATAACTTCGGGGGATTCTGTCGAGTACGGGTCAATCTCTTTCAATAATTCTTTACCAACGCACGACTGAATGTTCCATGTTTTGGTTTGGGAGTTAAATTCCAATATCGTGTCGTCAAACAATTGACGGCGAAAATTATCCTGCACATTGGGAAAAGCCACAATCATAATTTTTTTGCGGAGATTCAATTGCTTGATGTAATAACGCATTTCTTCGGCTATACCGATAGCCGAGCACGTTTTCCCAGTACCCAATCCATGATACAACAACAAACTGTTGTATGGTGTTTGTTGCGAGAGGAAATAACGAACGAATTGTTGATGAGGCAAAATGTCGTACTTGGATTCGCATGAATTTTTTGCGTGCTCCTCCACATTGTATAGTTCCGTTTCGAATGGAATTTCCGCAAATTCCTTTCTCTCGGCTAGATTGGCTTGGAAATCGTGGTCACCAATGTATGGATACAAATATTTTGGTTTCTTGATTGGCGGAGTTGGCGGAGTTGGCAGAGTTGGCGGAGTTGGCGGAGTTGGCAGAGTTGGCAGAGTTGGCGGAGT